GGCGTCGTCGCGGCGGACTGCCCGGCGCTAGAGTTGGCCATAGCCCCTCCGACAATGCCTGACCCGCCAGACGACTGCTGAGTGTCAAACGGGTTGTTCGGTACGGTCGTTGCCATGAGAAGCCCTCAAACGAAAATGGCCCGCCAAGGCGAGCCAGTGCGATCACTGCAGACGCAGTGACCCGCGGGAGATTGTATGGGGAAAGACAGCATTGTGATACCCCCCCCGTGCTACATCAGGGCAGCCTCGGCCTGACGGCGCCGGACCAACCCAGGAAGAACCTTGCCACCGCCCCTTGTCCAGAGCATGAGCTGCTCCTTGGCATCTTCCCAGTCGCCAGCATCCACCCGCTTGCGCAGCGTGCTGGCCCGGTATCTGGCCACGCCGAGGTTGTAGGCGAAGTCCGTCAGAGCGCCAAGGGCCCGCGGACGCACCAGGAGGGCCGGAGAGGCCTTCAAAACACCAGCCAGGTAGTTGTGCCTCAACTCATGCATCAGCCACGCCTCAGCGGTCTCCTTGCTGATCGGCGGGTGCTCCATCGTCACCTTGCTGCCGTCAGGCTTCCAGACTGTCCCGTAGCCGATGGTGGGGTAGCCGGCCGGGCAGATGTAGGGCTGAAGCCTCAGCCCCTCGAACGGCCGGCACAGGGCGGCAGCCACCTCGACGGCCTCATCGACTGCGCTCGTAGACACGGCCGACGAACCAGAAGCTGATGATCATGTTGAAGACGGCCAGGTCGTCGCTGCCCCACATCGAGGTCAGCACGTCCTTCCAGTTGCCGCCCTGCTCAATAGCGATGAGGTAGGCCGCCACCTTCACGGCAGCGTACAGCGCCAGGAACAGATAGGTCACGGTGGGCCGCACTAGCGCCGAGATGGCGGAGACAAACCAGCCGGCATTCTTGGCCGTCGCAGACTGCTCCTTGAACGCCTGCGTCATGGCGTCTAGCTCAGCGGTCTGGAGCTGAACATCGGCCTGGCGCATGGCGATCTCGCCGCGCACCTTGGCGAACTCCATCTCCGCCTCGACCATGCGCAGCTCGTGCGCGCGCTCGTTCCGCTTGTCGAAGAGCTTGAACAGCTCGGGCGCCAGGCGGAGCACGCCGCCGAACACGCCGCCAAGTAGGGATTCGATCATTTGATCCACCTCGATCCAAACTGCACCAGCGTGAACAGCACCGCCGCCGCAGCCCACACCCCGATGCCACGGTTGACCCACTGATCTACCTTGCGGTCGGTCTTGTGGATCGCCTGGTCATGCACCGCGATGTTGGCCTCGCACTTGCCGATTCGCTCGCCCTGCGAGCTCTGCCGTTCTTCGATCAGGATCAGCCTCTGCACTGCATCGGTGAGCTTGTCCACTTTCGACTCCAGTCGGCGAAGGTCCTCGCTGTACGAATCGGCACCCATGTTCAGACTTCCTTTACATCAATGTGATACTCAAGGCGCAGCGTCAAGCCGGCCAGATAAGCGGTGGCAATTCTGGCTCAACATCCGCGAACCCTGCGGGCATCGGCCGCGTGCCAGCCTCCACTTCGGCCAGCATGTCGTACAGCTTGGCCCAGGTCTCTGCCCGCCGGTCCTGGCAGTAGCTGCCCTCGGTGTTGAACTTTGGAACCGAGCACCCGGCGTAGGTGCAGGCGCACCATGGTGCTGCGGCACACGGCATCGGCGCCCACGTTGTAGGCCAGGCTGACCAGGCTGTCGAATTCGCCCTGGGTGAGCGGCGCGGTGACGCAGCGGTGCAGCGCGCCCTCGAAGTGCCGCAGCTCGCGCAGGGCCAGGGCCAGAGCCTGGGGTGGGCGTGTGGTGTCGCCCATCTGCACGGGGCTGCCGTCTGCGCGACGGGTGCTGCCGAAGCCGAACGTTGGCACGTCACCGGGCAGCGGGCGCACGGCCTGGTCGGTGTAGCCCTCGTCCTGCGTCAGCGCCACCAGGCCGGCGGCGCTGAGGGTGAGGGCTGCGGCCAGGAGGCGCGCGGGTTTCATAGGGTGGCCGTTACCGAAGCGACAGTTTTTTACTCTGGCTTGGCAGGCCAAGTCACTTCCCAAGGAAACCCTGCCTGAGCGCTGATGTCTCGCAGGGTTTGGCGGTATGCGGCCCAAGCAGCCCTGTCTGCTGGTGAGTCTGAAAGCTGGGTCCAGTCACTCTCTGCAAGCAGCTTGTTACGCTTGTCTCGTACCTTTTCGGACATCTCAGGCTCAGGAATCTGCGTGACTTCCCACGCCATGAACCACTGACCATTGCGGTTTTCTGGCGTCTTCTGGGACAGACGCTGCGTCTCACGGTCAAACGTGGGCGAATCAACCCACTCCACATGGGCGTAGTCAGCCATGCCTGCGGCATCAATTTGAATGTCCCCAATGTGGCGGGGGTACTCAAGCGTGGAGAGTTTGATGTATGTGCTCATAGTGTGGTTACTGTGGATGTAAGTGAAGAAGCTGCGTCTGTCAGGGTGGAAGTGGCACTAGTCATACTAGGTGTAGCGTCGGTCAACGAAGAAGCTGAGTCGGTGAGCGTTGACGTAGCTGCCGTCAAAGACGACGCCTGATAAGTCCAAGGACCGTACGTGCCGGTTTTAGACCCATCGCCAGGGAGTTTGGCAATAAGTACGTCACGACCTCCAGCACCAGTGCTGTTAGTATATCCTGCAACATAACAGTTTCCACTGCTATCTACCGCAATACCGTAGCCCTCGTCGCTAGCTGTGCCACCTAAAACTCGTTGCCATTGAATAGTTCCACTTGTGTTGTATTTGGCAATAAGTACGTCATAACTTCCAACACCAGCCCCATCAGTATATCCTGCAACATAACAGTTTCCACTGCTATCTACCGCAATGCCTTGGCCCTGGTCACTATTTACGCTACCTAAAACTCGTTGCCACTGAATGGTGCCACTTGTGTTGTATTTGGCAATAAGTACGTCATAACCTCCAGCACCAGTGCTGTTAGTAGATCCTGTCACATAACAGTTTCCACTGCTATCTACCGCAATACCGTAGCCAAAAGTGGCGTTTGTACTACCTAAAATTCGTTGCCATTGAATGGCGCCACTTGTGTTGTATTTGGCAATAAGTAAGTATAAAATACCACCACCAGCCCCATTAGTATATCCTGTAACATAACAGTTTCCACTGCTATCTACTGCAATACCCCGGCCCTGTTCACTATCTACGCTACCTAAAACTCGTTGCCATTGATAAGTTCCGCTTGTGTTGTATTTGGTAATTAGCAAATCAGAACTACCGGCACCAGCGCTGTTAGTATATCCAGTAACATAACAGTTTCCACTGCTATCTATTGCAATACCGTAGCCAAAATCGCTGCTGCCGCCACCAAAAGTTCTTTGCCATTGAATGGCGCCACTTGTGTTGTATTTGGTAATAAGTACGTCAGTACTACCAGCGCCGCTAGTATTTGTCCACCCCGCTGTATAACAATTCCCGCTGGAATCAACTGCGATTCCGTAGCTCTCGTCAGTGTTTCCCGGTCCGCCCAAAGTTCTTTGCCATTGAATGATGCCACTTTTGTTATACTTGGTAACAAGCATGTCATTTGAAGCACCGACCGGGCTAATGGCCACAACATAACTGTTGCCACTGCCATCTACCGCAATACCGTAGCCGTAATCATTGCTTGCCCCGCCAAGCGTAGCAATCCAAAAAACTTGAGGCAAAAGCCCTGAAAACCCAAACCCACGAGCGGAGGCAGCACCTCTTGTTCCAAGCAAAGGCATCGTTTACTCCTTACTTGAACTGGGTTTGGGCCGCCAGCACGGTGAACGTGGCGCTGGCGGTCTTGATGATGGTGTAGCTGTAAACGTCCACGCCGCTGGCGTTGCCGGCGGTTGGCGCTGATCCACCTTGCCACCTGGTCGTCACGCCTGCAGTTGCGCCGTCCACCTGCACGGTGGTGTTGTAGTAGGGCGTGGCACCTTGCGTGACCAGGAAGGCCACGGTGAGTGACTCGCCGATGGCCAGCATGGTGTTGAGCGAGTTGCTGCCGTCACCGCGCAGGTTCACCGTCCAGTTGGCCGAGGCGTTGGTGGTGTAGAGCAGGACCGACTGCGTTAGCGCGTCATAGTTCACGGTGCCGGTGGCGGCCGTGGCTGAGACGGTGACCAGCTCGCGGGTGGTGTTGAGCTTCTGGTTGTTGACGGCCGGGGCGGTTAGGGTCTTGTTGGTCAGCGTCTGCGTGCCAGTAGGCGTGACGACATCGCCCCACGTCGGCAGAGCGCTAGATCCCGCGGACAGAAGGGCCTGGCCGCTCGTGCCATAGCTTGGGCTGGTGCCGCCAAGACCAAAAGCGCCGCTGTTGTTGATGGTGAAGCGCCGAGAGCTTGCCGTGAAAATTGCGACAGAGGCGGACTCGCGCTGCAGGATGATGAAGTCGGTGTTTCCGGCTTCACCGCTACCACCAACAACCAAGCTGGTTCCGTCAGAGGCGCTTTGTCCCGTGCTGTTGTTCGATAAGTGAATGTAGGTGTTGTTGGTTGAATCCTGGTGGACGTGCAACGGCCCATACGCTGGGGTTGCAGTTCCTACGCTGACTTTGCCTGCGGTGTACGAAAGATCCGAACCAGTTAACGTCCAAGGATCTGTCGGTATGCTGAGCCAGCTCAGCACACCAGAACCGTTTGTGCTCAGCACTTGGTTAGACGAACCGTCTGCTGCCGGCAGCGTCCAGGTCACGTTGGCCGACACTGTGGCCGGCGCCTGGAAGGCCACCCAGTTGCTGGAGCCGGCGTCAGCGAACCGCAGGTCGTTCTGCGCATTCAGCGTCAGGTTGCCAGTCATCGTGCCGCCAGACAGCGGCAGGTAGCCGGCGGCCGGCAGGTAAGCCGCCTGCCAAGCTGAACCGGTGTAGACGCGCATCTCGCCGGCCACGCTGTTCCAGTACAGAGCACCCGTCAGCAGCGCGTTGCCGTCGTTGTCCAGCGTCGGGTCGGACGTCTTGCTGCCCAAGTAGCGGTCGTCGAAAGCGTCGTAGGTGGCCGCCGCATTGTTTGCGCTGGTGGCCGCCGCAGACGCAGAGCCAGACGCAGCAGTCGCGGAGTTGGATGCGTTGGTCGCGCTGGTCGCTGCGGCAGACGCAGAGGCCGCAGCGCTGGTCGTGCTGCCGAAGATCGAGTCGATCTCGGTCTTGGTGTAGGCGTCGGTGATGCCGTAGCCGGACAGCGTGGTCGGGTTGGTCCCGCCGGTCGCGCGTCCGTACAGGTCGATCGTCACGGACTTGTAGGTGCCAGGCGTGACGCCGGTGGCCGCCAGGTCGATCTCGTCGGCGCCCACCACGATGCGCGAGGCTGACGCGGTGTTGACGTTCAGAGTGTTGCCCGTCTTCGTCATGCCGGTGCCGGCCGTCACTTGGCCAGCGCCAGAGAACTGCACCCAGGTCACCGACGTCGAGCCCAGCGTGCCACCCGCGGCCACCGTGCAGACGTAGCCGTTGTCGGCGTTGGCCGTGCCGTCCTCGACGAACACGAAGGCCGACACCAGCTCGGCCCAGGTGTCGGCATCAGCCGCCCTGCCCCACCCGCCCGCGGCCGCGACGTAGATGCCGTTCTCCGAGGCCGTGGACTGGTCCTTGACCAGCACCCGGTCGCCAGCGACCACAGACACGCCGTCGATCGTCTGTGCGCCCGACAGCGTGATGTTGGCCGTCGTCGCCACCCGGCAGCTTGCCTTCGCGTCCAGACCCTGCGCCACCGTGTCGACGTAGGCCTTGTTGGCCGCGTCGCTGTCCAGCGTCGGCGTGGCCAGGCCAGTGATCGTGCCCATCGATCCGGCATTCATGTCCAGCGTGCCGTTGATGGTCACGTTGCTGAACGTCGAGGTGCCGGAGCCTGCGGTCACGTTGCCGGTCACATTGCCGGCCAAGTCGCCTGTGACGTTGCCGGTGACGTTGCCCGTCACGTTGCCGGTCAGCGTGCCGGTGATGCCACCCGACGCAGACAGGGTCGTGAAGGCGCCAGATGAGGGCGTGGTGGCTCCAATCGTCGTGGCGTTGATCACCCCACCACCGATGGTCACAGACGAGCCCAGAGAGGCCGCGCCGGTCGCGCTGAGGGTGGTGAAGTTGCCGGCGGCCCGGGTGGTCGCGCCGATCGGCGTGCTGTCGATCGTGGAGCTGGTAATAGCCAGAGACTGCAGAGCCGAGCTGGCGATCAGCGCCGTACCCGTGCTGTTGACCATGGCCACCTTGTAGCCGTTGCCAGACAGAGTCGGCATCAGGTCGAAGCCGTCGGTGATGGCCTCCAGCTCCGCACGCAGCGCAGCCGACGATCCGGGCGAGTTCGGGGTCGGATAGGTCCCGTGGTTGTAAAAGCTGTTCGGCATGGTCAGCGAAGTCCTCGGCGCATTGTGTAGTGAACGATGATGGTGTTCACCGTGAACGGCTCAAAAAGGTCCGAAGCACAGGAGACGCGGATGGCGATGTTCTCGGCTGTCCCGCTGACCTCGATCTCCGACGGTGTGACATCCGAACCATCCCAGACAAAGTTGTCCCAGATCATCGAGTCCCAGTAGCTTGACCTCAGGTCGGTCTCGTAGGTGGCGTCCAGCGGCTGCGGGATCTCCGACCTGCGGTAGCCAAGGTCGTAGCCGAACTGGATCTCGGCGTAGTAGTTCCCAGCCAGCTCCACGCTCGCACGGCGGAAGCGCTTGAGAATCCGCGGCGACTTCATGGAGTCATAGACCAGGTTCACGCTGGCCGCGATGGGGTCGCCGTCGAAGCTCGTGCCCCTGTCGAGCTGATAGACAAAGCCGTTGTCTGATCCGAAGAACGAGATGGCGTTTCCGCTGGCGTCCTCACCCTCATCGCAGCAGAGCACAGGATCCAGAAACTCCACAGGCATGGACCCCAGCAGCTTGCCGTTGACCATCGTCATGTAGATGCCGGTGCCGTCAGAGAAGAACACTCGGTATTGGCCTTTGACTCGGCTCAGGGAACTGGCAGAGGCCAAGTTGATGCGCTGCTCGAGGAACGGCCGCAGGTTCATCGTAAGCGACGCGGGCAGGAAGTTGCCGAAGTTCAGCGTCGTGCCCAGGCTGATGACGCCTCGGTCGTCCAGGACGTAGGCCTGGTCCATGTTCTGCGCGGTATAGGGCACCGCACCAGTGCCGGTGTTGAACGTCGACAGAGCGAAGTTCGCCTCGCTCGTGCCATACAGCACCGACGTGTCGCGCCTGGTGTAGACGCCCAGCGCGCCGCTGGACTGGTCGCCCGGCAGGACGATGAGGTTGGTGATCAGCGCGTTCATGGCGATCTCTCCAGCGCCCAGCACCGGGTCCCATTGGTACGGGAGCCCCAGGCTGGAGAACTGCAGCGAGGCGCCGAAGGCGAGAAACAAGTGCTGCTTGTGGACAGCCACATGAGCGGGCTTGTCGTTGGGCATCGTCGTGGCGATCGGCACAAACGTGGTGCCGTCGAACTCGAACGCACGGTTGACGCCGTCGCAGCCGTACAGTCGGTAGTTGGTGTCATTACCACCGAAGTTGCCGACCACAGTCTCATAGCGGCCGTTCGGCGCCAGTGTGACCGCTGTAGCCGCCCCGCCCGCGTGCGCGCGAGTGGTTCCTGCAACTCGAAGATGCTCCGGCGCGGCAAACGTCCCTGAGGTGCTGGAAAGAATCAACCTGCCAGTTGCGCCCGACCACGATGTGCCGTTTTCAACGACAACGCGGGCTACGACACCCGTGGCCCCGCTTGTTTGCCCAGTGACCGTGTCTCCTTCGGCGATAGCTGTGCCTGTTCCACTATTGAACGCAAGCTCAAAGCCCAATGCAACTGCCGCCCACCCGCCACTTGTGGCCTTGAACATCGCCGCGCTGGCGCCGCCCACCGCGTTGCGCCAGGCGTAGACGTCACCCTTGTAAATGGCCACGCCCAAGACATTGCCAGCGCCCGGCACAGCCTGAATGCTAGTGCGGTACTCGTCGGCCGCAAGGTTGCGGTACTGAGCATCGGTCAGGCCGTCAGCACTCACCCCCTGCAGCTCAGTGATCGTGCCCACCTGCACGGCAGACACCGACACGCCCTCTTGCGCAACAAAGGTCCCCGTCTGGCGGGTGACGACGACCGCGCCTCCGCTGACTGCGAGCACCTTGCCGGTGGCCGCGGACGTCATGCCGACGATCGTGTTGCCCACCGACACCGAGCCGGTCAGGTTGCAGTTCAGGATGTTGTAGAGGGCGGCCGACGGTTTGGCGCGGCCGTCAAAACGCTCGTAGCCGGCGATGCGGGTGTAGCCGCCGCTGACGTTGCACTCGAAGTTGGCGGCCTTGCGCGCGAAGCCTGGCGGCAGGGTCAGCGTCGGCGTGACCTGGTCCAGGCCCCCTGCGAGGCGGATCAGGTCGTACTGAACGCGAGGGAGTTGAGCCTGAGCCATGGTGAAGACTTAGGCCAGGGGGTTCCCCAGGTACAGCTCAGGGAGCTGCTCCCGCTCGAGCTGATTGCGCAGCCTCGAGAACTGCGTAGTGCCGCGCTGCAGCACCTCAGGCGCGGCCTCGTACAGACCGTAGTACTCCATGGCCTTGTAGACGATCGCCAGGTGCAGGTGAGTCGGCAGGGCCGGTGTGTCGGTGTTCGCAGTCATGGACACCGGCAGGATCTGGTACTCGCCGCTGATCTGGTAGACGTCGTCTGGGATCTGGCCGAGCATGACCTTCTTGTCGTTGGGCATGATCGCGAAGACCACCGGCCGGCCGTTGACCTGCACGTTGAAGCGGTAGGTGTTGCGGAAGACCTGGTACTCCCACTCCACCAGCCACTGCTCGTCCTGCACCCCAATGCTCTTCTTCTGGCAACGGAAGGTGTCCTTCCACCAGTACCGAAGGTCGGTCATCGGGTTGCCCGTAACCGTGTTGGTCACGCTGTTCGGATCGTAGTTGCCAGTGCTGGCTACGGTCTCGAAGGTGAACGGCTCGCGCATCCAGTTCCAGTTGTCGTGCATGCCCTGGATCTCGACCCAAGCGTCGTTGGTCCAGTTCACCAGCTTGGCGTACATGCCAGTCTGGCCGGTGACCGACGCCGGGCCGCCACCAGTCACGCCGCACTCGACGGCCAGACGTTGCGCGAGCTGCAGGTAGTTCATCTATCAGACCGGCTGCGACAAAATCTTCTTGAGCCAAGGCACGCCCATCCGAGGGTTCGGGTCGTGCATGACCTGGAAGGGGTAAGTCAAAGACAGCACGTTCTCCTCTTGGAAGCCCATGCTGCCGTCTGGCGCAACGATCTTGCGCTGGCGCACACGCGACTGCTTGGCATTGGCCAGCACAGCAATGTGATACCTGCGCAGCTTGGCGGTATCGCCTCGGACCACCATGCGGTAGTCGCCGTTGACGTTGACCTCGACGAAGCTGGGCTCGTTCTCGTTGCCCGGCTCGTTGAAGTGAACCTCGAGCTCGTCGCGCATGAACGACTCTTCGTCGATCTGGTCGGTGCGGATGACACGATCGGTGTCGATCTCGACCCCGCCTGGCGATGAAGCCTCGGCCGCGGGCGTGACCCGGTTGACGATGTCCACGTCCTCGGACGCGACTGATCGATTGCGCTCGTAGCTGTTGACGGTGCGACTGGTCATGGTGAAGTCTCCTGGTGTTCAAGGGTGGGGGCCACCCGAAGGTGACCCCCTGCCGACTTAGGCAGTCAGCGGGTTGGCCGGCACGGTGGCCAGGTTGTAGAACGTGTCCGTCACGTTGGCGGCACCCAGATCGGTTGAGCCAGGAGTGAACGTCACGCCAGCCGTCAGCGCGATGCGCAGAGCGGCGACCGGGCACACGCCGATGGGCGCGTCGGGGAACATCAGCGCCACGCGGCCAGCAGCCAGCTCGGCAGAGTCCACGATCTGGCCCGGCACGATCGACACAGCGCCGCTCGTGTCCAGGCAGATCAGGTACAGCCGGGTGGAGCCGTTGACGCCACCCGTGAAGCCGCCGTTGACGTTCTGGATACCGCCGGCAGCCGCCTGGTAAACCGACGGGCCGCTGTAGCTGATCGCGATGTTGTCAGTGATCGCCTTGCTGTAGAAGCGACCGTCGATCACATAGGTGACCGCAGCAGCGTTCTGGATCGTGTTGGCGTTGGTGCCTTCGGCCCACGCGCCGCTCGACAGGCCGGCGGTAAAGCCGGAAGAGAGGGAGAGATTGTCAGACATGGTGAAGTTCCTTTCAGTCGGTGACGAACGTGGCCACGGTGGCCGCGTAGTTCGTGTCGGTGACGCCGCCGTCGGCGTCCAGCTTAGCCGCTACGGCCTGCAGGGCGTCGACCACGGCCGCCAGCAGGATCGCCAGTTCTTGACGATCGCCGGGGCCAGCGAGGGCGTTGACACGTTGCTTTACAGATTCAATGGGCATCTTCTTCCTTTCAAGCAGAGAAGGTTGCGTGTTTTCTGATATTGGCTTGAGCCGGTATCACCTGAAGGTTGTTCTCCACATGCAGCCCACACACGTTCTTGCCGCGTAGAGGGATGATGTGGTCGACATGCCACTTGCCGCCCAACATGCTCTCCCGTACTTTGGCAATGTGATATGCCTCGGCAATGAAGAACTTGTTGGCCCAGGAGGGGGTGGCGCGCTTCACATAGCTCTTGCGAGCTGCGGTCTGCGCGTTCACTTTGTCCGCCTGTTCCTTGCGACGCTTGGCCGCACGGATACGTTGACCTTCCGCGTCGTACCCGGGGTGCTCGGCCTTCCACGCACGCTGTAAAGCGCGGTGTCGTTCCTTGTTCCTCTGGTAGTAGTCACGCGCATAGGCCTTGTGGCACTCCTTGCAGAGACACTGCAAACCGTCTTTGTGATTGCGGTTCTTTGAGAACACATCGAAAGACAAAGTCTGTCTGCAGGCACTGCAAGTCTTCATGGTCACACCGTCAAATCAGATCACAGTGCAGAGCAAGCCGCTTCACACCTGACCATCCAATTTTCGTTCAGCCGCACCGCGTTCTTGTAGAAGTTGGCGCCGACGTAACCGAACTGGCCCATCGGGTTGGCGTGCGTGATCTGCTTTGCAGGCAAGTAGATCGGCTGGATCGCGCCCATGCCCTTCAGAGCGACCTGGCCCCAGGCTTCCTGAGCCACCACCATGATGGGGTAGACGTCAGCCGTGGTGCCGGAGGTGCCACCGTTGGACAGGAAGGTGCCCGCAGTGATCGTGCCGCCGCCCTGCAAGAAGGGCTTGAAGTACGGCGAAGTGATGATGCGGAAGCGCTCGACCGTGCCAACCTCACGCTCATGGACCGGCTTCTGCTGACCGTAACGAGCCACCGGCACGAAGTTAGTCAGGTTACGGAAGTCGGCTTCCATGTCAGTGTGGATGAACACCAGGTAGCCAGGCTCGACGGCGGTCGTGCCGAAGTTGACCGAAGAGGCCAGCTTCTCGGTCACGAGCTGAGCGTGCGCAGCCTCGAGCTGACGGGCAGCCTGACGCAGCTTGTTCAGCGTGATGCCGGTGTTCACCGACGTGCGGGCCGAGCCGTTGGCGTACACGACGTTCGTGCCACCGCGGACCACACCGTAGGAGATCAGCTCCTCGATGCTGGCCATGTGCTCGCCCACCAGCTTGACCATGTCGCCGGGGATGTCATCCTCGTACATGGACTCAGCCTTGGAGCTGAGCTTCATCAGCACGCCGTACTGCTGCACGGTCACCTGCACGTCCTGGTAGGCGATGGTGCGAGCACCAGGGGTCACGCCTTCTTGCAGCAGGTAGTTGCTGGCGGTGATGCTCGGAGCACCATTGGAGCCGGCGTCGATCGGCAGGGCGCGACGGAACACGACCGTGTCGGTCTTGTTCTGAGGGATCTGCTTTTGCGAGCCGAAGGTGCTCAGCACTTTGATGGGCATGGCGTGCTTGAGCATCTCGCGCTCCGCCATGATGAGGTTCCGGGAAGGAACAAGGGAATAGGTCTGCATGATGGGTTACCTTTTCTGTCGATCAAGTTCATCCAGGTAGCGCCAGTACTCCTCGGGCGTCATGTCCTCCACGGCCTTCTGGCGCACGTTGGCACCAGACCGCCCCGAAGGGATCGCCGCAGCAGAGTTCAGGCGCTGCGTTCTTTGGTTCGAGGCTGAGCTCGTTGCGTCGGTGTGCAGGTCCAGCAGGCGCACAGCGTCTTGCGGGCTTTCGCTCGCCGCAAGCATCTGAACTTCCCGCGGCTGACGCTGCAGCCATCCCATGAACTCAGTCGTCCGTACTCGGTCTTGCCAACCAGGATGTCGAACCTCGACTGCCATCTCTGATCGCAGGCGGGAGATCTCTTGCGGGGTCACCCCCGCTTGAACTGGTTGCTGTTGCTGCGCCAGGCGCTGCTCCAGCGAACTCAGCCGCTCGTTCAGAGCGGACTCCATCGCCTCCGCGAACTCAGGGTAGTCCGACTTCAGCCTGGCCATCGCCTCGGGGTTGCGCTGCGCATCGCGAATTTCCGTCGCGGTGGGCGCGTCGCCTCCCTTTGAGGAGACCTGCTGTGCCGTCTGAAGCTGCTGCTTCAGTTGACTACCGAGTCCACCGATGTGGCCTTCGGCATTCCTCAGACGCTGAGTGACCTGAGACAGCATCGTCTCAAGGCCGGAGATCTTGTCCAGCAGAGCCTGGTCACCCG